AATTAGCCATATAGATAATATGTATAATTTAATTTAAAATTTTAACAATAATTATTATGAATTTAAATGGTCAAGAATTTAAACCATCATTAACGGAACCTGGTGTAAAATATTTTTTATACCAATCTCTAAAACAATGCCATTCAGTAAGGACACATTTTCATAATTATATATTTAATATAGGATTATTTATATTATTTATAGTTATTTTAGGAGTTATTTTAATTTATAAATACAAAGGTAAATTAAGTCCTGTTGAATTAGAAAAGAGAAATAGAGAGAAACAACAATATATATTGGAAAAAATAAAAATGTTACAAAATGCAAAACGAGTAGCGCATCAAGAATTGATTACAGGATTACCTGCTTGGGAAAATGAGTATGATATTATACATTCTAAATCAAATACATTTATATAATTGAATTTTTAAAATAATTTATAAAATATAATATATAATGGAAACTAATGTTTTAAAATCAGATATAAATGAATATATAAATGAATATTATAAATTAAAAAATAACTATGAAAGTCAAATTATGACATTTAAAAAGAAAATTATTAACAATCAACAATTGAGTAATAGAGAGAAACGTTCAGAGTTTCTAAAACTAAAACCTAAATGTATAAATTGTAAACGTCCTGGAGGTACTATATTTAAAACAATTTTTATACCTGAAAAGGAAAATGAAATACTTTTTCCTTTTAAAAAATTAACAGCGAAATGTGGAATTATAACAGAACCTTGTAATTTAAATATAGAAATAAATGTAGGAAATTTTTCTACATTACCAGATTTATTAGATGACACACAAAAAAATATTAAACAATTAAAAGATGAATTGATAAATAATAAAAACAAATTATTATTTGGATATATTACAACAGAAGAAGCGCTAGAGGGTTTTGAAATATTAAAAGATAATATAAGTGAATGGAGTTCTCTTTATGAAATTTATCTTGAAAAATATAATGAAATTGTTGATAATGATGAAAAAAAACGAGAATTAGAAAAAACTATAACTGATTCGTATATACAAATTAATGAAATAAAAGATTGTATAAAAAAAATGAATGAAACAAATAATGTTCAATTTGCTCGCGACGCTGTTAATATATATACAACAACTCTAACTCCTTTATTAAACGCGATTAGAACAATGAAATACGATGAAACATATACATATTTAAATGATAAATATAATACATGTAATTTGATTCAAAATCCAAATAGTATAAAAAACTTATTATTTTCAAATTATGATAGTAATGTTTCTAATTTTAACACTGGTTTTGAAATCAAACAAAAAAAGAAATCTTCTACAAAAAAAGCAAAAAAACTTGAAGTTTCATTGGTTGAATCTTCTGATACTGAAGAATATTAAATATAGATAAAAATTCAATAAAAAAATTATATGTAAATTATATAATGATATTAAATTATATTTCAATACCAGTATTTTTAATAAGTTTTTCAATAGGTTTATTTTTTGTTTATATTTTAGGTCCAGAAACAAAACCTATTTATATTTATCCGAGTCCTGAAAATGTAGATAAGGTTTTATTTAAAGATAAAGCAGAAAATTGTTTTTATTTTGAAGAAGAATATGTAGATTGTCCAAAAGATATAACAAAAATATTTAAAATCCCAATTCAAAATTAATAATTAAATAATTAAATAACTAAATATTCATAAAAAAGAAACTGAATAAATAATATAATGGGAATACATTTTGGTAGATTTGTTCATACTGAAACGGGTAAAATAATAATGTCTATTTTATTAGGTTTAGGTTTAGCTTCATTATTTAGAACAGTTTGTAAAAATAATGATTGTTTAAAATTTTATGCGGCACCTTTAGAAAATATTAAGGATAAAATATATAAAAAAGACAATAAATGTGTAAAATATAATTCTGTAGCGACAAAATGTAATAACAATTTAAAAATAGTAGATTTTGAATAATGTTTGCGTAATTATTATAATCAATCAATCTTTATAATAATTATGAGTGAATCGACTAGTATTTTAGAGTTGCCAATAGACCCTATAGGTGGAGGAAATATTAGTAATAATATATCTTTAACAGGAACAGAAAGTAATCAGCAAAATCAAAATAATCAAACAAATAATTTATCATCTTCAATGTCATTAGACCAAGCAACCATAAATCAAATAGTAAACGGATTACAACAAGCAAGTTTAACAGGTGTTACACAATTACAATCGAGAGATATACCTATGAATACAATAAATCACAGTACAGATTCAGAAACTCAAGTGAATTATATACCACAGTCGCAAAATGTGGATTATATTAAAAATTATGAACAAACAAATGATATTATAAATGAATATAATGATAATATGAAAAAACATCAATCCTTAGATGAAATTTATGATGAAATTCAAACGCCCTTTTTATTATCAGTTTTATACTTTTTATTTCAACTACCATTTATTAGAAAACTTTTATACTCTTATCTTCCAGTGTTATTTTCAAATGATGGGAATTTAAATATAAATGGTTTTATGTTTATAAGTGTTCTTTTTGGATTAACGTATTATTTATTGAGCAAAATTACGCAGCAATTTTCAAAGATATAAAAAATGAAAAAATATAAAAAATGAAAAGATATAAAATATGATAAAAATATAAAAAAAATAAAAGAGTTTATAATAACGTTATGATAGAAAATTATGTAATAAAATTAATTGATAATTTACCGGATAACATAAAAAATTGTAAAGAACCAAAACACATAGACTTAGTTTTAGATGGTGGTGTATTTAATGGTAGTTATTTAATTGGTGCATTATATTTTTTAAAAGAAATGGAGAGAAGAAATTATATAAAAATAGATAGAGTTTCCGGTTGTAGTATAGGTTCTTTTGTAGCGTTTTTATATTTTATAGATAAATTAGATACTATGTACGATTTATATGAAATAGTAAATAAAGATTTTAGACAGTCATACAAATTAAAAATAATAAAAGAAATAAAAACATATATAGAAAAAGATATACCTGATAATATATGTGAAAAAGTAAATGATAGATTATTTATCAGTTATAACAACATTAAGAAAGGCAAAAAAACTATAAAATCTTCATACAAAAATGTAGATGAAATAATAAATTCAATAATAAAATCATGTTTTGTTCCATTTTTAATAGACGGAGATATACTTTATGAAAATAAATATGTTGATGGTATAAATCCTTATTTCTTTGAAAAAGAGAGAAATAAAAAAATATTACATTTAGATTTATTAGGTTATGATAAAATAAATAATTTATTGAACGTAAAAAATGAAAAAACTAATTTCCATAGGGTTCTCTCTGGATTATTAGATATACATTGTTTTTTTATAAAGGAAACAAGTACTTCTATGTGTAGTTATGTGAATGATTGGAATGTATCAAATAGACTATTTTTTTATTTTAAACAATCAATAGAATTAGTTTGTATATATTTAATATATATACTTTTATTTGTTAAAGAAAAATTACCAGATGAGTTTAGGGAGACCATAACGTATAAAATAGTATCAAAAATAAGTTATGAAATTTTTGTAATATTATTAGAAAAATATTGCTTATGAGTTAAAATAATTTAGTATTAATATTAAATTATTAAAATGGATACATTAGATATAATTGATCCTGACTTTTCGTTGAGTAATCAAATCGATAATTTAGAAAACTTAAATGGTTTAGGAAATTTATTTGGCGATAATACATACATATATATTGGTTTACTAATTTTATTATTTATTATAGGAGTAACTGCTTATAAACTATATTACCATAGAAATAAACATGTAACATTTGAAAATAATGTAGAAGATAATGTGAGTCCGAGCGTATAAGTATGATGCGATATTATTAGTAATTTCTTTTGGTTTTTCCGCCATATATAGCGAAATTCTTGTGTTTTCTAATCGTTTTCTTTTTTTTAATTTGTTTGTCTTTTTTCATTTTTGACATTTCATCAGGTTTATAACTTAAAAACCATTCTTCATATTCTTTCGAATTATTATTATTTTTTAATTTTTTATACATTTCGGCTTTATGTGCGCGCATTTCTTCTAGTGATTCTTGATGTCCATAACAAGTTATACTAAATCTACGTAATAAACCCTTTTGTTCTAATCTATTTTTTTCTTGAACATCAAAAAGAAATTTAGACATACATAATATTCTCTCTAAGAATTGATTGTAATAAGGTCTGTTTGTATATAAAAACGCTAAATAAAAACTTAACATAGTATCAATTGTGGCTATTTTAACCTTTTGTTTTTGGATATTAAGTACATTATAACTATGGCACGCAATAGGATGATATATAAATACAATTGTATCTTTGCCAATTTTAATTTCATAATGTTCTGGAATAATATCTCCAACAGGTGGTCTTTTAATTATTTTTGTGTTTTTAACTCCTATATCTTTCAAGCGTTCTTTAACGATTTCAGCAGTAGTTTCGGGATCATTTGATAATACATCAAAATCGGCAATTTTTTCTATTTTTTTTTTTAAATTTTTAGGCATATAATCAGAATATAAAGATACTGCATATCCTCCAAAAAAAACTACACCTTGATTTACCAATGTATTTCGAACATTATCATAAATTATTTCTTGTTCACTTATATCTTCCATTGATCTTTGAAATTCAACCGTATTACAATTAATATTTGTTATAGGATAATATTTGTTTAATAATGATAGACGTTTCAATACTTTTTCCCATCTACTTATATCTCCAGCAGGTCTTGATAATTCTAAGAACATAGACATCCTTAAATAATTTGGTGGGGTATATAATATACCGGCAACTCTAATAGAATCTTTTTTAAGAGCGCCATAAATTTCTTTAGGTAGATATGTAATATCCGCGACAGGAATATAGTTAACATAAACCTTATATGTTCCGTGATGTACTCCAGATTTGGCTTCTACATCAGTAAATCCTTGTTTAAAATAAAAGTTGGCTAATTCTTTTGCGTCATTAAGTGCATCCATCGAGAAAAAATCATAGTCAGGAATTTCTACTTCTTTATTGTAAAATTGATCTTCTTCAGGTAATATATTATTAATGGCAGTGCCTCCATAACAAATTAGGTTTTTCTTTTTAATGAAATCTTCTACAATTTGAATAATTTTTCGAATGTCGTCAGAGTTGACTATTCGTCTACCCATTTTTTCCTCTGCTTTATCTACTGCCATACGTAATATAGTTAATTCACATTCTTCAAATGTTAAATCTTTACACACATTTTTTTCTCTCATTTATCCTTATATAAATTGTAAATAAAAATAAAATAAGTGTAAATAGTAAATAGTAAATAGTAAATAGTAAATATAAATAGTAAATAGTAAATAGTAAATATAAATAAATAATATAAATAACTTAATATATATATTATTTATTATGGAATTAGAAGAAAAATTATTAACATTTCAGATATTTCAATCATCTAGAATAAAAAATAGAATATTGTACGATATAAAAGAGTTATTAAATAGAGAAGAAATGACAAATTTAAATATAGAAAATTTAAATGACCAAATACATTTATCAATAAATGAAAAAATAATGAATAAAAAGGTAACTTACAAATTTATAATTACAAAAGATTATCCGTTTAAACCACCAATAGTTTATTATAACGCTAAATCTTTTATTGAATTAACTAAAATAAGTAATTTAAAATCATTTGATATTATGAAAAAAATTCATCCTCATTATTGTTTGTGTTGTTGCTTAATAACATGCCAAACAAATTGGTTACCAATTTATAATATGAGCAATGTAATAAATGAGATAAAAAAATATAGACAATATAGACAGGATATTGTTATCAAAATTTTATTGGATAAAATAAAATTTAAATACTTAATAGAAGACATAGACTTGGATTCTTGGTTTTTTATGGTGTAAAATAATGGCGTTTGAAATGTTAAAAGGTATAAAATATACCTCCACGAAGCCGCAACACAAGATGAAGAGTTGATTCTTTCTGTATGTTATAATCTTGTAACGTTCTCCCGTCTTCTAATTGCTTACCGGCAAAAATTAGACGTTGTTGGTCAGGTGGGATTCCTTCTTTATCCTGAATTTTTTGTTTAACGCCTTCGATAGTATCATTTGGTTCTACTTCAAGTGTAATGGTTTTTCCTGTTAATGTTTTTACGAAGATTTGCATTATTAAATAATATAGATAAATTATTTTTATATTGTTTTAATTTAATATAATTATGTTACACTTAATAATTAAAATTATAGTAATCAGTTGATACATTACGCGTAGAATAGTCATATGAAGGATTTTGTGGGATAGGAGCAGGTATAGTAACAGGAACATATCTTAATGGTAAAGGTTTTAATGCAAAAGCGTAACCTGCTCTATCAAAAAAGAGAGCATTTTCAATTAAGAAATTATCAACATATTGATAACGTATAGCAACCAATTGGCATCCATAAGAGCGACATAATAACGCACTGGGATTAGGAGGATTAATATCATTATCCGGTAAAACAATTGTAATATTTTTTCTGTTATATTCTGTTAATTCTTGAGTATCTGGATTATTTTTTACATCATAATATCTATAACTTCTCATAAAAACAGAATTACTGGCTAAATTTACATATTCTAAAAATTCTTCATTTTCTAAAAATGCGGTATTAGACTTATCGACAATTATTATGACTTTATTTTGAAAAGATAAAAGTGGAATATTACCTATATTCTCTCCGGTATTTTCAAAACTATATTCCTTTCCTAACATAATTTGGTCGTAATTTTTAAATATATTAGCCATATTTGTATATAAATTTTGATTACTACTTTTGATTCTTAAATGGATCATAATTGGATCTGTAGGATTAGGACACGTGCTACCAGAAAAGGCGTAATTGTTAATTGTATCCATTACGGTAGAAAAATCAACTGAATTAAATGTTTCTTTAACATAATAATCATCAACAGTACTTGTCGCAACTACAGGTTGATTATTTATTGAATATATTTCAAAATCTAAACATCTAACCCCTTGTTTAATAACAGCTTTGAGATTACATATGTCTACAAAGTCATTTTTATAACTACCTCCACTACAAGCGTTGTAAGCAGTTTTAACATAGTAATCGAATAAATTGCCACTACAATCTGGGTCACTAGAAGATATGGGTTTAATTCCCCCATCAACAGAAGAATACATATCGTTCATATAATCACATTCGCTTCCTTTTAATCTACTTAAATAAATCATGTAAAGAACAAAAATCATTAAAATTATAAATATGAATATCATTATCATAAAACTTTGAAAATTCTCGTCTAAAGATTTAATTTGTGATAAATAATCTGTTGTGTTTGTTGACATTATTAATATATTATACTATTTTAAAATATAAAAACAAAAAGTAATATAATCTAATATGGAATTTCTTAATACAGAGTCAGAACTTAGGCAAATTAATGAAATAATAAATGAAAAATATGGAGATAAACTTATTAAATGTGAAAAAGTAGTAAATGGTTATAATATTCAATTTAATGAATATAAACGTCAAATAATTATTTGTTCAGTAAATAAATTTGTTAAAAATCAGAGTGGAATTACAAATTTATTTGATGATGATTATGATATTCAATATAATAATTATATTGATATCAGTATGTGTAAAAATACCATTGTTGGCGAATACATTTATTACGCTAAAAATGTTAATCAATATGAAAATATTGAAGAAGTTTGTTGTAGTATGTATAATATGGATTATGAACAAGCTCTAGATTTTTTTAGGGAAATTTCTGAAATTGAATGGACAAAGCATATACTTGATGAAATGTTTTTTCATTAAAAATAATGGATATTTTGAAATATTTCGAATTATATTATGATTAAATAAATAATTAAAAAAATAATACTATTATATACTAAATATGGCAGGTGGATTAATGCAGTTAGTTTCAGAAGGACAACAAAATATTATTTTAAATGGAAATCCTAGCAAAACTTTTTGGAAAACTACTTATAAAAAATATACGAACTTTGCAAAACAAAATTTCAGACTCGATTATGAAGGAACACCTACATTGAGTTTAACAACAGAATCTACTTTTACTTTTAAAGTAAAACGTTACGCAGATCTTCTTATGGACTGCTACATATGTATAACATTACCAAATATTTGGAGTCCTATAATGCCTCCAAAAGAATATACAGATAGCAATGGTAACATAGTTTATTCAGATTGGGCGCCCTATGAATTCCAATGGATTGAAAATATAGGCGCTCAAATAATCAGTAAAATTACAATAAATTGTGGAAATCAACAATTACAACAATATTCAGGACAATATATACTTACTTCAGCGCAGAGAGATTTTAGCGGTCAAAAATTGGCGCTTTTTAATGAAATGATTGGAAATATTCCTGAATTGAATGACCCCGCAAATTATGGCGCTCGTGTAAATTCTTATCCAAACGCTTATTATACTACGAGTCCAGCGGGAGCGCAACCTTCTATAATGGGAAGAACATTGTATATTCCTTTGGGAGCGTGGTTTAATCTAATGACAATACAAGCGTTTCCATTAGTGTCATTACAATATAATGAATTACAAATTAATGTAACATTTAGACCGATAAACCAATGGTTCACAATAAGAGATGTAATGGATTATACGAATAATTTTCCGGTTATTGCTCCGAATTTCAACCAATTTTATATGCAATTTTATAGATTTTTACAAACACCACCTGATATAGAATTAGGACCTACATCATATGTAGATACAAGAGTTTATTGGAATGCGGATATTAATATGAATTGTACTTATAGTTTTCTCTCTAATGATGAAGCTGAACTATTTGCTAAAAATGAACAAAAATATATTTTTAAGCAAGTTTATGAAAAACCTTATTACAACATAACAGGACAAAATAAAATAGATTTAGATTCACTAGGTATGGTAATTAGTTGGATGTTCTATTTTCAACGTAGTGATGTAAATTTAAGGAATCAATGGTCAAATTACACAAACTGGCCATATAATTATATGCCTCAAGATATAACAGAGGCGTCAACAGCAGGAAGTTTTCTAAATCCAGATCCAAGTGGTGGTGCCCCTACTATAGGTCCTGGCGCTGAACCAGATGGTAGTTTAAGTGGTTTATATGTAACTGGTGACTATAATCCACAAAACATAAAAGAAATATTAGTTGCGTTGGGTATATTACTTGATGGACAATATAGAGAGAATATTTTACCTGTGGGAGTATATAATTTTGTGGAAAAATATGTTAGAACTGCTGGTTTTGCTCCAAATGGATTGTATTGCTATAATTTTTGTTTAAATACTGATCCTCATACGATTCAA